CAAAGTTTTATGTATGGTGATATAAAACCTAATTATAAAACTAATGCATTACAGTATCCCGATTTCGACTTACATGACGAATATGTAGAAGTTAAACAGGCGTACGAAAGATATTTAGAAATTGAAGAACGCTATAGAGCATGGAATTACATTAAAAACGGAGGTAAAAAGTAAACTTTTGTATGATGAATTTACCCAATGGGTAGATTGTGATAAATGGAACACAATCTGTGGTAATGTGTTTAATGCTAAAGTATTAAACCAATCAAGCAATAGATGGGCTAAAGAAAAGTGGATTCTTTCAGGATTACAGTTATCTAATACAGCAAATAACATTGATTGGGTTGACTGTTACGATTACGACATAACATGCCCAATTGGCACGGTTGAAGTTAAAACAGGCAACGGTCCTATGTTTAGTGCTAAACGTGCAAAACCTAAAGATATTGTTAAAATTAAACTTAAAAATATATACGAAAGTTCATATGATAGAACAACGCTAGATAAGGTATTTGATCACCTTATGATCGTAAATCTTTCGCCTGTGTTCTGTATTGCATTTTGTGATTATGCAACTGCTGAACGACATTTAGTACAATTAAAAGATGGTTTCCTAACACAAATACCTAAAGAAGAACTTACTATTGTATACAAAGAACCAATTAAAGATGCCAATAGTACTATTAACTTTGATCCAAAAAGTGTAATTTTAAATCAACTAAAAGAAGCAGGCTTTTAGGTTGACACAGATCGCTAAGATGCTATACTATTATTATAGAGTCTAACAGATGTATAGGTAAAAAATGCATATAAAGTCTTTAACGGCTATACTTTTAGCATCCTCAATGTTAACTGCGTGTGGCGGTGGCGGAGGCGGTCCGGGCGATGTCGCTAAAGTTGTTAGTAATGTTAGTAAACTAAGTGGTTTGCTAGGCGATCCAGATAACATCATTGGTGGATTAAGTGGACTTAGCGAAATACAAGGTAGATATACATCTACTGGTGCTGTTCTTTCTGCAATGATTAACCCTAATAGTGCAGATATTTCTGAAGCACGAAGACTTCAAAGTTATATTGGCAAATTTAAAACACTTCATGCTCGAGTAGACAAATGGCTAGAGGAAGATCCTAGTAGGTATGCTACACACAAAGATGATGTTTCTAACTTCAAAGGATACTATAAATTTGCTATGCAGTTAGAGCCACTTATTAATAAAATTGCAAATGGTAAAAGTGTTGACAGTAAAGCACTTGGCTTTGACATTTTAGATAACACCGACGTTAACAAGAAACTAGTTAATTATAAGGCGGAAGAAAATGTAAAGTTAGATACTAAGCACGAATCACACGTTGTTAGTCGGACTGAGTTTGTTCGTTCGGTGATGGTAAACGAATCTCGCGGCACAACAACTACAGAAACAACATTTGAAGATGAGACCACAAGTGAGAAAAACAATGTTGGAGACGTAAAATTTACAACCAAACGAGTTTTCACTGACAGGTCAACTACGCCTGTAACAAAGAAAATTGCTAAACAACGATATTCTAGAATGACATACGTTAATGGCAAAACTGTTGATAAGTTTCTTGGTGAAGTCTTCGACTACGAGAAGACAACAGAAAAAAACGAAACAAAACGCTACAAGGTTGTAAAGGTTTGGGTTGTTGAAAGTGTCAAAGAAGAAAGTCGAACAACAGAAACTAAAGTAGACATTAAGACTAATGTTAGTGATCCTGTTGTTACTACTACCTTCGTAGATAATACAACAAAGGTTATTGAAAAAACTGATACACACGAAATTACCGAGTATACGAAAACAAGGACCTTTACTGACACTACAAAAATTACTACTACAGTAACTAAAACAACAACGCCTGTTACTACTATTAAATTTAGCGACGGTACTTCAACTGTTGAAGAAGAACCAAGTGAAACTAAAGTTGATGTTAGCGATAAAATTACAACAGATACCCGGACAAAAATTATTGACGTGTGGCGTACAAAGGTAGCGTTGGCTGTTGATGAAGAAGAATTAGATGTTGCAGAAGAAGAAGTTGAAAAAGAAGAAGAAGTTAAAGAGGTTTCTCGTACTGTAAAACACAATGTAGAAACATCAGAAAGCACAAAAGTTACAAAAAGTGATCCTGTTGTTACTACTACATTCGTAGACAAAACAGTAGATGTTACCAATGCCGACGGCAGTATTACACATACTACCACAAGAACCTATAAGGATGTTACATCAGTTAAAACTACTACAACAATAACCACCACAACTAAGACAACTCCAATTACTACTATCAAATACAGTAATGGCAGTACAAAAGAAGAAACAGGCACTACTATCATCACAACAAAAGATGATTCAACATTTGTTGTTGACTTAGACGAAGTATTTCGTAATGAAGTAATTAAGGTTGCAGTTACACCTGCGACACAAGATCATAAAGATATGGGAACACGAACTGCTGGTTATAATAAGAACTCCGAATCTTATAAGACTGCTGAATACGAAGGCATGAAGAATTTTGCTTACTCACATCTTGAACCAGTCAATGCCCATAAAGCATATAGTCGAGGTTGGACGGGTAAAGGCACAACAGTTGTTATTGCTGACACAGGCATTGATGTAGACCATAGTGAATTTAGTGGTCAAATTAAGGCTACAGTTGATTATACAGGAACAGGCGTAAATGACCAAGTAGGACACGGTACTCATGTTGCAGGCATTACAGGCGCTAAACGTGATGGTAAAGGTATGCATGGTGTAGCATTTGATACTAAACTTGCAGTTGCAAAGGTATCAAATAGTACAGGTTACAGTATGAGCAATGCACGTAAAGCCGCACAATGGGGTCAACAACATGGTGCAGTTGCTATTAATGTTAGTGCAAACTATAACTTAGATAATGCATTCAAAAAAAGTATTGTAAAAGACGGAAATGGTCTATATCATAGTAATCATTGGTTCTACGGGTTAAATGGATATAATGATGCTAGAACAGAAGCAAAGGCATGGGCAAGTGCATTAGGTAGTGACATGATACTAGTCAATAGTGCTGGCAATCAAGGATTACCGTATACAGTGGCACCAGGGCAAATAAGTGTCGTAACAGACGATGCAGGCAATTCAGTTGTTGGCGGCAAGATGTTAATTGTAGGTAACTGGGATGTCAATAACCAAAAACTTGCTAGTAGTTCAAATGCCGCCGGACATGTTTGTGTGCGTTATGTAAGCGGTGCATGTCAAGATAAAAGTAAAGTAAGTGATTACTATATAATGGCCCCTGGTACTGCGGTATACAGTACATATCACAACGGTAGTTATGCAAACATGACAGGTACTAGTATGGCGGCGCCTGTTGTTACTGGAGCAGTGGCTATCGTAAGTCAGATGTGGCCACATATGACAGGAGAGAATACTACTAAACTTCTGCTAAAAACCGCAAATAAGAATATTCCAGGATATCAAGAATATATACATGGACAGGGATTATTAGATTTAGACAAGGCTACACAACCCGTGGGTGCAACAGGCATTCCTACAACAGGAAGGACAAACGGTAATATATCAAATCTTAGTTCATTAAATGGTGGTGCCGCAACAGGCAATCTTAGTAGTGACGCATTTGCAATTCTTAAACATGTAATGGTGTTAGATGAATTTGAGAGAGACTTCTACGTTGACTTAACAGAAGGCACTACGCAGAAAGTAGATACTCGTCCAGGTAGTTTTGTTGAGGGTTTAACATTTGGTGCAAATAATTATGATGCATATGCAAATTTAGCAATGACAGATAATAATGTTGTAACACCGTATATAAACGGCTGGTCGTATACATTACGAGCCAACAGAGATCTTAAAAGCGGATTTAACTACCAAGTTAACTATAAAACTAATGATTTACTAAAAGATAAAAAGTTAACAGCGCAAGTTGGATTTGGATACACACGCGAAGATGGCAAATTTCTTAATAATGTACAACAAGGTTTCGTTGGTGTTGGAAAGGATCATGACACTCAATACGGTACTTTAAAACTAAACTACGATATTAATAAGAAATGGGCAATACACGGCACATACCAATTAGGACTTACAGATGTTGAAGCAAGTCAAGACTTTAGTTTAATTACAGGTTATAGAGAAATGGTAAGTCAAAGTTTTAATGTTGGTGCAAAATATAAAGCAACAGAGAAACTAACACTTGGAGCAACATACAGCCAACCTCTACACATTATTCATGGTAAAATGGACTATAGTGTACCTGTTGCACGTACACTAGCAGGTACAGTTGTTAATGAAACTGGCAGTAGAGATGTTAGTACACAAACTAGAGAACATAACTATGGTTTGTATGCAAACTATAACGTTGCTGATAAAGGCGAAATAGGTGGCTTTGAGTATGATAAGTTATCGGTTGGCGCATATGGGGAACTACGCGACAACTACTTAAACACTGATGGTAACAAGGCTTACCAAACAGGAATACGGATTGGAATTCAGTTTTAATGTTTAAAGATAGACACAGAATAATTTATGACAGGTTGTCAAACGAACCATACTTAGAAAGATACTATCTTCTATTTAAGAATAGAAAATGGTTTCCATTTAACATCTTTGTACACAAAATTTTAAAAAGTGACTTAGACGACTTACACGACCATCCATGGCCATATTTTACTTTAATTTTAAAAGGTGGTTATTGGGAACATACACTTGATGGTAAATTTTGGCGTGGCCCAGGGCACTTTCGTTTTGCAAGTTCAGGTAGTTTCCACAGATTAGAAGTAAAGAAAAATGTAAAATGTTGGACACTTTTTATTGTTGGCCCAAAAGTTAGAGAATGGGGTTTTCTTAAAGAAGGCACAACATGGCAACGTTGGGACGACTATCTAGAGGAGAAGAGACAAAACACATGAGTATGGTACTAATTGTATTACTATTTGCTGGTGGAGAAATGGTTCTAGATGCTAGTACCATGTACAATATAGAAACATTAAGCGAATGTTATAAAATCCTACCAACAGTTATAGAAGAATACAATATAGGCAATAACGGTTATTGTGCTATTGGAGATATTTTAAACAAGATAGAAGAGGTATAAAGTGGAAGACATAGTCTTTCAAAAAGATTATTTTGATACTAATAGGATTAATGCTTACTTTGCTAACGAAACTGCAAATGGAGGTCCTAGTAAATTTACTAATACCCAATTGGGATATCAAGGATGTAGTGATATTAATTTAAGATTAGACAGGCCTGATAGTCCTATACACAGTCTTATTAGAAAGTTAGAAACTGATTTTGGTAAGTTTTATATCCATACAAGCAGTTTACGACAATTACATTACCCTTTTATGCCACACACAGATGTAAGGAGTTTAGAACACTTACAAGAATATCGTAACAAAGGGTACACTGAGGGTTGGACATTTCTTCTAATTACAGAGTTAAAATCTAATTATAATGCAAGCACAGTATTCTACAATAACCCTCCACGTATGAATGAGCCTAATATGAACGAGTGTATCCAGTGTGTTCCATATACACCTGAATATACTAGACAAGCAATGAATTTTAGTGTAAAATCAGTTTTACATCAACAGGCTGGAGACCTTGTTGCATGGAAAAATTTTCAATGGCATAGCACAGGTTATGATGTAAATTGGAACTATAATCACAATGATTGGTGTAAACGTTTTGTAAGTATAGAAACATGGAATATGGAGTAGACTATGAAAAAAGTTTATCTAACAAATAATCACATAGAGAAAGGTATCCATACTATTGTAAAAGGTATGTATGCAGATGAATGGAGACCGGATTATATTGTAGGTATTACCAGAGGTGGACTTATACCTGCTGTAATGATGAGTCATCTTACAGGCATAAAGATGTATACGTTAGATGTTAGGTTACGTGATGGTAATGAACAAGAATCTGCCTACTGGATGGCAGAGGATGCATTTGGTATTTTCCAAATGGGCGGTACCTACGAAGATAAGAAAATTCTTATCCTAGACGATATTAACGATACTGGTGCTACATTCCAATGGATTAAAGAAGATTGGCCAGCAGGCTGTCATCCGGATGACAAACACCGTTGGGACGAAGTTTGGCATAAAAATGTAAGATTTGCCGCATTGGTAAATAATCTTAGTAGCGAGTTTGATGTGGACTACTCGTCACTAGAAATTAACAAAAAAGAAAATCCCGAATGGATTGTTTTTCCGCATGAGGAATGGTGGTAATGGATTGGACAAAGAATACCGCTCTTTTTATAGGTCGTTTTCAACCATGGAAAAAGGCACATTTTGAAATAGTAAAACAAGCAATGCAAAGAGGTGATCTTGCAACTCCAACAGATCGCAGAACAAGTAATGCAAGACAGATTATGATTATGGTAAGGTGTGTAGAAGTAAATGATAAAAATCCATACACATTTAGAGATATTAAGAAAATGATCACAAAAGATCTATCTCTTGAATACCCACATAGATTTGAAATTATAGAAGTACCAAATATTACTAACCTATTTCATGGTCGGACTATTGGGTATGATATTGATCGTATTAATTTAACAAGTGATTTAGAAACTGCCGATCCAAAAAAAGTTAAAGTAACTCGTGCAGAGAAACAACAAATAGATAAGAGATTTTGGGGAGGTCGACAATGAACTACGTAGAATTTAAAAATTGGTTATCTAAAGACGAACAACATGACGTTACCCGTGATGTTGTTGTCCCAGCAAAATGGAGATTTGGGCAAGTAAGTGATGATTACACATTATATCCTATGTGGTTCCAAGCATTTTGGAAAACACAAGACTACACATACACACCAGATTGTGTTCCTATTGCAAAATCTCTGACTGATAGATTTATTGATGAGATAGTACCAGATGATTATATACTTGTAAGAAGTATGGCTAGTGCTAATTCATTTGGTCAAGACGGTGATATTCATACTGACTGGCCTAGAGCAGAAGAAAGCATTACAGGTGTAGTATATACAACAACTAAGTGGGAACCTCAATTTGGTGGTGAAACATTAATATATAACGCAGACGAAAAATATGCAGATACTGTATTATACGAAACAAGTAAACTAATCACGTTTGACAGTAGTTTACCTCACATAGGTAAAGGCCCACAGCGACGATGCGGCGACATTAGGACTATTATTGCATTCCAAGCGGTACAACAAGATGCGTGGAAACGTGCGTTAGAAGAAAAAAAGAAGAAAAAGGTTGAATTATCTAAATAAGTATAGTATACTATACATTAAAATAGAGGACTCACATTCATCCCTCATTAAATACTCTGCGTGTCATTTAGGAGTTAGATAGATGACGAAATATATTAGTACCAAGACGTATACACAAATAGCGCCAGTAGCGTATAGACAATGGCGAGCAGATAGTCATTGCAACCTCATTCATGGTTATGCATTAAGTTTTCATTTTGAATTTGAATGCGATACGTTGGATGCACGTAATTGGTGTATGGATTTTGGTGGATTAAAGCCACTAAAAGAAAATCTAGAGGAATGGTTTGACCATACATTGTTGGTAGCACAGGATGATCCACAGCGTGAAGAGTTACTTAAACTAGGTGAACTAGGCCTAGCAAAGATTACAGAAGTAGAAAAAACTGGTTGCGAAGGCATTGCAGATTACCTATACGAATACATCAATACAATTTTGCTAAAAGATTACGGTGAAATAGATAGAGTGTGGTGTTGTAAAGTAGAAGTAAGAGAAACCCAAAGTAATATGGCTATGAGAGTTGGTCATAGAGAAGATGGAGAATTTGATTAATGTGGCTAAATGATGTACCGCCAATTAACTCATGGAATTTACCAAACGCAAGATATAAGACTGAACCAGTTATTGCTATGGGTGATAAGCGAGAATCTCCTAAAGAGAATAAGAAAAAATCCCCCAAACAACGAGTGTATGGGGATCGTAAAATGTCAAAGAGAGAAGTAATACTTTTAGAGGCATCTGGTAGTGACGATCTTCTTGTATTATATGATAAACTTGGCAACTATAAATTACATGACATAAGGAACTATAATGATCGAAGCATTACAAAAAAAGTATGAGGCTGAAATTGCGGCCGCAAAAGCAAATATTCAGGTGTATATAGAAAACCCTGTAGGTATCGGAGAACATCCGGATCTAGTATCAGCAGTTGATGAACAAATGTCTAAGTTGGCAGAGGCTGAAGATAAACTTGAAACACTAATTAGAAATTATCTATAAGAAAGGAATAAAATAATGGGTTGGAATCCGTTTAAAAAGAAATCTTGGACTGATATTGGTAAGACGATTGAAGACACAGCAACTGATGTTGGTAATACAGTAGCCGACACAGCAACTGATGTTGGTAATACAGTAGCCGATGGCGTTACTGATGCGGCCAATCAAACTGCTGATTTCGTTACAGGACTTGTAAACGATACGGGAAAAGCAGTTCAACACACCGCAGACACTTGTGCCGCACAGGCAACAGAATATTCCAAGCAGGGATTTGATGTTGCAAGTAAGGAGTGGAAGCAAGGTACACAAGAGGCATGTAATACTGTAAGTCATGGTGTAGAAGTTGTTGAACATGTGGCAACAGAAGCATATGAATGGTTAGATGCTAATGCCTGTTATCTAGGACTTAACTTAGCATTAACAACTGGTTGTGTAATGTACTTTACACCAAAGCCAGATCCAGCAGATCCAGGAACTGTTACTAGTACTGCAATTAGTTCAACTTACCTAGGGTATATTGCAACGCAAGGTGCGAATAATGCTATGGCAATCGCTGTAGGTGGACTTATTACAGAAAGTATTTTTCTTATTCCGGGCATTAAAGGAAACGTAGACAAAAAAATGTTGAACAATGTTATTGTTAATACTATTGCTACGTGTAATCCTGCAATGCTTAGTGTAAGTCTTGCTACACCAGCCGGGGTTGGTATCTTTGTTGGTAGCGTAGTTAGTCCTATTGTTGCACAATTAGTATGTGAAAAAGTTGCGCCTAAAGGATTTACCAAGGCAGTATCATAAACAAATTGAAAATTATCTATAAGAAAGGAGCAAACAATGTGGAATTCATTTATTCAATGGATCAAGAAACAAAGTAGTCCGCTAGACAGCGTAGCACAAGAACTACCTGACTTTGATTCAATGACTAAGAAAGCCCTAGATGAATGGGCAGAAGGTAAAGGAATTAAACTAGATCGTCGACTCACAAAACAGAAGATGATTAGTGAACTTAAGAAACACCTATAAAAAGAAGAGGCATCAATGAAAGTAAGATATACTGAAGCATTCTATTCAGTTCAAGGAGAAGGTAGGTTTACAGGTGTGCCAAGTGTGTTCTTGCGTATGTACGGTTGTAACTTTACATGTCCAAAATTTGGCATTGCAAGAAACCTTGACGCACCAGTAAACGAAGAGGTTGTTAATATTATTAGGGAAGTTAAAGATGTCTTTCCTGAGAAGTACGACAGCATCGACAAACTACCATTAGCAAAAACAGGGTGTGATAGTTATGCGGCTTGGCACCCTGCTCTTAAACACCTACAAACAGACACAGACATTGATGGCCTAGTTGATGTCTTGCTTAACTTAACACCTAACGATTGCTGGACACAAGAAGATGGTCAAGATATCCATCTTGTTATTACAGGCGGTGAACCCTTACTAGGATGGCAACGGGTGTATCTTGAATTATTCAAGCACCCAAGAATGAAAGATATAAAGAATGTCACTTTTGAAACAAACACAACACAAAATCTCAAATCTGATTTCAAAGCATTTCTCAGCAATGAAGCAGAATTTGAAGTTACTTGGTCATGCTCTCCAAAACTTTCCGTATCTGGCGAGTCTTGGAGTGATGCTATTAAGCCTAGTATTGCTAGTGAATATAATAGCATTCCTGGTAGTTACATGTATCTTAAATTTGTTGTTAGTGAGTTACTGGATGTGGCAGAAGTTGAAAAGGCTATTGCAGAGTATCAGTCTGCAGGAGTTACGGTACCAGTTTACCTCATGCCTGTGGGCGGTACGTCAGAAAGTTACTTTAAGAACGGCAAAGATGTCGCAAACTTCGCCCTCGAAAAAGGATACAGATATTCAGCACGCCTTCACGTTGACGTCTTCGGAAACGCATGGGGAACCTAAGAAAGAACTTGATATTGATAAAGTTAGAGCAATGGGTTTATGACAGAAGTAATTAAAAATTGCTGTTCTAAAAACTATCTTGCAAGGATGAAGTCTCTTGCAGAGCAAAGTTCAAATTGGGATTTTACATGGCCACTAATGGATCCGCCGCTACCTATTGAAGTTAGATTTCCAAAGATTAGACTAATCGAAAATACTGTTAGAGTAGAAGAAGGCGTACTTGCAGGATTAGCAATAGGATTGTTTATACAAATAAATGATGCTGTCGATGGGAAACTATCAAAGCATGAAATAATTTCATGTCAAATATCAATGAAAGACAGGCATCGTAGAGACAACTTCCATACCGACTATGATGCACAAGATGACGTTTATAAAATATTAGGGATCCTCAATACTAGTTGGGGAGATGACTGGGGCGGCGGATTTAAACACAACGATATAACATACCCAATGATACCAGGAGACTTTATTATATTTGATCCTAGGATCGGGCATTTTGCAGAAGATATCAAAACAGATGCAAAGCGACTTGCAATTGACTTTGCTTTAAGGAGAAAATAGATGGGATTAATGGATCAAGTTAAAAAAGCGTTTGCGACAGGAAAAGTAGAGGAAGTTAAAAAAGAAGAGAGTCCTAAAGAAAAAAAGTCTAAAAAAACACCTAAAGAAATTGCTACTGAAAAAGGTGAACCTTATGTTGAAGTTCTATCAATGGAATTAGATCCAAATAATCCGGGCAACGGTGCATTTGAACTTGATTGGAATCAAGAGTTTATTAAACGCTTATGGAAAGCAGGGTATAAGGACGAGGAAGAAAATGATATTGTTGATCGTTGGTTCCAAGATGTATGCCGTAATATCGTATTAGAAACATTTGAAAACGAACAAGCAGATCCATCTAATCGTAAAGACCTAGGGGACGGCCGTACTGAAATATCATGAAGCAAGTCCCTGTTGAAAGAGCTAAAAATTATATTAACTGGTTAGGCATTGGTCATTGCATTGGTATTCTTATATCAAGTATATTAGGTATGCCAATTACAAGTTTGAGTCTTCTTGTTAATACACTTGTTTTAGACTTCTTTTGGTGGCTCTTAGAAGATTTTAAAAACACACATCCAGATAATTTTGTATGATATTATATGTTAACGGTGACAGCCATAGTGCCGGGGCGGAGATTGTTCGAACGTTTGCATTTGCAGAAGATGATCCTCAATATGCACACCTAAAACGAAGACCTCATCCCGAGTGTTTAAAAAATAGTTACGGCCACTGGCTTTCTCGTAGATTAAATGCTCATCTTATATGCGATGCAGAGAGTGGTGCTAGTAACTCTAGAATACTTAGAACTACAAAAGAATTTCTTACAAATAGGATACATTGGGACGATATTTTGGTAGTAATTGGTTGGAGTACATGGGAGCGTGAAGAATGGTTACATAAAGGCGAATACTACCAAGTAAATTCTAGTGGAAAAGATAGTATTCCAGCAGAGTTGCAAAAAAGATATAAAAAATGGCTATTAACAGACAACAGTAACGAAAATATATGGCACGATAGAATACACGAATTACATATGGATTTATATAAAAAAGGTATAAAACACCTATTCTTTAACTCATATAGTTATTTTAATGCTAAATTAGATACAGTTGACTGGCATAATTGCTACATACACCCTTATACGCCAAGCGAAACATACTGGAACTTCTTAAAAACGAAAGGATTTATTACTCGTAACAACGGTTTGCACTATGGAAGATCTGCACATAGATCATGGGCAAATAGGTTGACAAATGGGTTAAAATCGCGTAATATTATAGTATGAAAACATACCTTTTGATAGATACAGCAAATACCTTCTTTCGTGCCCGGCACGTAGCACATAGAGGGATGGACACATGGACCAAACTTGGTTTTGCAACTCATGTTACAATGAGTGCTATTAACAAGGCTTGGCGAATAGCAAAAGCAGATCACGTTGTATTTGCTTTAGAAGGACATAGTTGGCGTAAAGACTTCTATAAGCCTTATAAAGCAAATCGCAAAGTTGCACGTGATGCACTAACAGAAGAACAGCAAGAAGAAGATAAACTGTTTTGGGAGACATACGACGAGTTAACTACGTTCCTTAAAGAGAAGAGTAACTGTAGTGTTTTACGTTGCGATATTGCAGAAGCGGATGATATTATTGCACGTTGGATACATATGCATCCTGAGGATCAGCATGTTATTGTTAGTAGTGATACAGACTTTGTACAATTAGTTTCTCCTAATGTTAGGCAGTATAACGGCATTACACAAAATATGATTACAATAGAAGGTATATTTGACGATAATGGTAAGCCTGTTAAGGACAAGAAAACAGGCGAGCCAAAAGATATTCCTAACCCCGAATGGCTTTTGTTTGAAAAATGTATGCGAGGTGATCCTACAGATAATGTGTTTAGTGCATACCCCGGTGTACGTAAAAAAGGCACAAAGAATAAAGTAGGATTGTTAGAAGCATTTGATGATAGAGAGTCTAAAGGGTTTAATTGGAATAACATAATGCTTCAACGATGGGAAGATCATAACGGTGAGGAGCATAGGGTATTAGACGACTATCAACGCAATGTAACGCTTGTTGATCTTACTGCCCAACCTAAAGAGATTAAAGACTATGTCGATGACACAATAAAAGAACAAATGGATAGTAAAAATTACTCCATGGTGGGTGCTAAGTTTCTTAAGTTCTGTGGCAAGTATGAATTGAAAAGGATTGCAGATGATGTTACACAATACGCTAGTTGGTTACAAAAAGGATACGAAAATGCGACAACTACTGGCTAAGGCTATAGTGCCTGACCGATTTTGGATAATTGAACGTGATGGTGAAAAAGTTGGTACGTTACGATACGATGACGAATATATCTTAACTGTAAATAAGAAACATGTTAGATACCCAGATCAAAAAAGTCTAAGTGATGTAACAAAGATTTCATTTGATACCACTGCTATTGTACCAGTTGAAAACGATACAAATAAATGGGAAGTTCATAACTACCCAACTAAATGCGAACCGTACAATGGTATTTTTGATATTAGACGTAAATTACCACTATTTACAAAGACACCAAAAAGTCAAAGTTTCTTTTGTGCAGGGTATTATATTATACAATTTGAGAATGGTTGGGTTAAGAGCTATTGTCCTAAACTAATTACCTTAAGTCGTAATAATTATAGAGGACCTTATAACGATAGCCTTGAGATGCAAGAGCAACTAAGAAAAGCACAAGCAGAAGGTTAAATACTATTATGGATATATACACTCATACACTACTTGCTGTTGGCTCTTTAGCCGTTGCTTACTACTGCGGCGTACTATATGCTAGGTCAAAAGCAATTGAATTTGTTGTAGCAAATATGTTACAAAAGTTAGAGGACGAAGGTTTTATACGAACTAAACTTGATCGAGATGGCGAAAAAGAAATTATTCCTATTTCTGAGATAGAGCGTAATGTCCGTACCTAACTTTGATAACTTAAAAAAGTTTGCAACCAAATGCACTACTTCTCAGAGCGATAATGTGGTGGTTTCAGCACATGAAGCAAAGTCTGTGGTGCTAGACTACCAAAAACTTTTAAGTTACACTGTAGAACTGCAAAACAAGCTCTTAGAGGCGGAAAAAGAGCGAGATACTCCAACAGAAATTGAAATTCGTTCATCTAATTTTTAATAACTACTCTTATTACTCTGATAAATATATATGAGCATATATCTATTGGAAATATAATGAGTCGACCTAAACCAAGTGTATTATTAGAAATTGTTGAAAAAGAAACCTACAAGACTGAGCAAGTTTTAGCCAGTGATGGTATTTGGAGTGTATTCTACCAAGGGCGTCCTATTAACCTCAAAACAAGCAACATGCTCATTAGTTACCCCGGACCTAAATATAAAAAGGTTAGTTTCTCTAATCCAGGTCATGCGATTAACCTATCAAAAAAACTTAACAAAAAATTTAATACTGAAGATTTTACCGTAGTCTTGCTCAGTAAGGGTAAACAGATTTATCCTTAGTGGCCACGTATTCCTACGTAGTTGTCAGTCTTATAGTAACCGCGGTTTTTCTTTGTAAAGCACATAACAAAACTGCTCGCATCCGAGCTGTTTGAAAATCTAACATCAGCACCGTAATCACTCCAGCGGACATTCCATCGATCATCCTCCGAGCCATACTGCCCTGTTAAAAAGTTTAAAAATTTCTTTTGATGGTCTAAGTAATCATCTTGTTCGTCTGTGCTTAGAACAACCGCTGTTGGATTATTATCGGATGCAAAACCAATAGCAACTAGATGCTTCCATTTAGTACCTTCTAATGCTTTACAATAAACAAGATTATATTTTGTGTACATTTAAGAAACTTTCAAAATCTTTATTATGTAAGGCTAAAGTAAAGTACGTTTGCTCCTTAAAAATGACAATTTTAGGCCAGCGGCCTTTTACAATATAATACGGACAATCAATAAACTTGTCAAGATCTAACAAGAATCGATGGGTTAACTTGTTATCACGTATATCAATTATCCAATTTTTTATGTCTAATTTGGTAACCAAATGATCATACCCATTATCCGTTAGGCGTAAACCGCCTTCGTCTCTAACGTTATACCAAAAATATAGTTTCTGTTCTTGTTTGGGTATTTTAAAATCTGGGTCAGCACGGACAAATGCATCCGTGTAACCCTGCTTCGTTATTATCATTTCTTCATTGGATAATACGCCCAAGTACCAAATGGTGGCTGTATAGTATCGTTGCCGTGGATAATATATACTGTATCACAGTACTGCTCATCACCCCATTGTCCATATGGATAACCGTCTGTAAACATAATAAAACGGTCAGGCTGTATATCGTTATCTTTCATATATCTCCAATTACACATAAAGTCTGTGCCACCGCCGCCTGTTGGTTCATATTCGTCAATTTCATCAACGTTTGACTCATCAAACTCAGCGTAGTTATAAACACTAGTATCAAAGCACCACAGTTTAATCTTAAAACTTGTAAACTGTTCCATAATGCCTTTAACCTCAGACAGCATGTCTCGGCCCATTTCGTTGCTAATGCTACCACTCATATCAAGTGCAATAGAAACATCAATGGTATTCTCAGGAATCATCCCAGGAAGAATAACGTTAGTCTGCCAGCCTTTTCGACTCTGCCGCATAAAACTAAAGTCACTCTTAATAGTACTTTCAATGGATTGTGCAATAAGATCACGCCAGTCCATTTTAGGCTCTGTAAGATCTTTAATAATCCGCTGTACACCGCCGGGCAACTCGCCTGCATTTTCACATGTTTTTGCAGAGTTAATTAAAGCATCTTTAATCTCATCTCGGATTTTCTTACGATCTTCTTCATTATATTTAGGCTTAGACTTACTTTCTAAGTTTCCATCTTTGCCCTCAGTAGGCTTACCATCATCGTCACCATCACCGCTACCGTTGCTATCTTCGCCATCGAGGTGTTCGTCTAATAACTGATCTACTAAATCTTCAATATCAATCTTTTCGGCGTTATCAACAATGTGGTCATAAATTTCTTCCATTGACCAACCCATATATTTGGGATCATACAATGTTGGGACAGTGGTAATCTGTGTACCAATCCTTGCTTGGATAAGATCGCCATTTACCGCATAATCAGCGGCAATATTAGCAATCTGTGGATTATGCTTATTATCATTGCTACGACCTAAATGCTCATACACATTGTGGAGCACCTCATGTCCAAACAAAAATTCACACTCTTTTACCTTAAGCATGTTGATGAACTTGCTATTATAATAAAAATAACGTCCATCTGTAGCCGCTGTAGGTAACCATGCATCTGAGTTTACTAGCGGAAGTCGTGTAGCCATGCTACCAAACCAACTAGCCTTAAGCAAAAGTCCAACTCTAGCAGTCGTTAATTTTTCACGTGCTTCAGCATCTTCTGCCGGAAGAGTCTCAAATCCTACTGGAATCTGAGGTATGTCCTTCTTGTTTGCAGTCGTTGTGCTCATGCACTTCGCTCCTTAGTTACTTTCCTTACTTATATAATAGCATCACTAGTATGTATGTCAACCTATTTTGAGCAAAAAAAAGACGAAAAAAAGACGTCATTTCTGGTTGACGGGTGCTTTAGTGATGCTA